GCAATCAATGATAACTATGATAATGCACAGCCGGGAGCAGCCGACAATGAACTTGTCCTGCCGTTCAAAAACCTGATGAACGACTCCTATTGCCGAGACATTTCAATCAAGGTCAGAACAAACCTTGAAGCAAAGCGTCGCAGTGGTCAGTTCGTCGGCACTCGCGTAGTGTTCGGCTACATGAGATCACCGGACAGCAAAAATCAGTTGGTGGTCGATTCTGAAGCTGCTTCTGTGGTGCAGGACATCTTCAAGTGGAAACTTGAAGGTCTGTCTCCGGCTCAGATTGCAGATCGGCTAAATGACAACAAAGTTCCTTCCCCTATTGAATATAAGAAGGCTAACGGATCTAAGCAGCGGACTTGCTTTCAGACGAAACAAGTTGCTCTGTGGAGCGCGGTTGCAATATACCGCATCCTCAAGAATGAAATCTACACCGGTACGCTGGTACAAGGAAAGACTACCTCTCCTAACCATAAGGTAAAGAAGACGGTAGCAAAGCCTTCAAGTGAGTGGTCCCGAACTGAGAATGCTCACGAGGCAATTATCTCTCCTGCGCAGTTTGATCTCGTTCAGCGGATCATGATGGATGACACAAGAAGTCCCGTAGGGGCAACCGGCGTTCATCCTTTCTCCGGCAAGATTTTCTGCGCAGACTGTGGCAGCCCTATGGTACGCAGAGTATCGCGCAGCGGTGGGCACGAATACACCTACTTCATTTGCGGCGGCAATAAGAGTGATAAGAACTCCTGCTCGTCTCACAGCATCAAGGAATCTATCGTCTATGATGCAGTGCTGGCAGTTGTGCAAGGTCACATCGCTGCTGCTATGGATATGGCAGATGCACTTACTCGGATTGATAATCTCGCATGGGAAAATCGAGAGGTTGAAAAGATTAAAGCGAAGATTGCGTTCCAAGAAGAGATTATTGATAAAAACAGAAGGCTCAAGACCGGTGCGTATGAAGACCTCAGCAGTGGCTTCATTACCCGTGAAGAATACAAGACCTTCTCAGTTCAGTTTGATCAGCAGATCAACGAGGCACGAAACAACATTATGCGTCTCACAAGTGAGCGCAACAGCGTAATGTGCGGTCTGGCAGAGCAGCAAGGCTGGCTCTCTCAGTTCAAACAGTACGAAAATATTCAGGAGCTTACTCGCAGCGCGGTGGTCAGTCTCATCGACTTTATCCGCATTGGAGAGGACAAGGACATTCATGTTCAGCTCATGCACTATGACCGGTTTGCGTCGATCATTGAGTTCCTTGAAGAACAAAAAGCAAAGGAGGACGCCAAGAAAATAATTTGCTTGACAAAGGAGGCAGTATAAATGGCACGAGTATCACGCAAAAAGCAAAACATTCCATCAACACCGGCTGATACTTCCGTTCGTATTTGGAAGACTGCGCTCTATGTCAGACTTTCGGTTGAGGATAACGGCAAGGATTCCGACTCAGTTGAAAACCAGACAGTTCTTCTTGAAGAGTATGTTACCAATCATCCTCATTTGAAAAAGGTGGCGTTGTTCGTTGATAACGGTTATACCGGCACTGACTTTCTCCGTCCTGAGTTCAATCGAATGATGGAGGCTGTTCAGGCAGAGCTGGTGGACTGCATCGTCGTAAAAGACTTGTCCCGTCTCGGTAGAAACTACATTGAGACATCTCAGTTCATCGAAAAGATTTGCCCGTTCTACAATCTGCGCTTCATTGCCGTCAATGATAACTATGATACTGCGACGGTTACGAGCGAGGGGCAGCTTTCCGCATCGCTGCAAAACATCGTCAACGACTACTATGCGAAGGACATTTCTCGGAAGGTCACTTCTGCGCTGCAAGCAAAGATGGAGCGCGGAGACTATATTGGAAACTATGCGCCTCATGGCTATCGCAAAGACCCGGAGAACAAAAACCATCTGCTCATTGATCCAGAGACAGCTCCGGTGATCCGGCAAATATTTGAAATGAGGGCTGAGGGTATCAGCTACATGGGTATCTGCAAGAAGCTCAATGACGCTGGCATCCCTTCTCCCGGTCAGCTCAAAATCGACAACGGGATTGAAACCAATAATAATAGGAAGAATCGAACGATCCTCTGGAATAAGCACAAGATCACGGAAATCCTGAAAGACATCGTGTATATCGGACATCTCGCTCAGAAGAAAGGCAGTCAGTGTCTCTACGGCGGCATCCCGTATCATATCACATCCGAAGACGAATGGATTGTGGTAAAAAATACCCATGAGCCGTTGATCAGTGAAGAACTTTTCGAGAAGGTGCAGCAAGTCAATAACGCTGCTCTTGAGCGTCAAAAGGCAAACGCCGGCAAGTATGACCACCTTCCCAAGGAGAAGAACATCTACGGCAAGAAGTTTACCTGTGCCGGATGTGGAGCGATTATGAAGCTGCAACGCTCGTTCAGCACAAAGAAGGACAAGGTATATTTTACCTTCAAGTGTCCCACCTATGCAGAGCATGGCTCAAGGGCTTGCTCCGACATAAAAATGCGAAAAGCGGATCTGGATGAAGCGATTTTTACTTTCATCAGGTCTCAGATGGATGTCTTCATTGACATGGAGAATACCATTCGCAGACCGTTGGCGATCAAGAAGGCGAAACTCAAGCAGAACAACACTCAGCATGAAATCAAGGCACTCAGACAAAAGTTGGCTCACAAGCAGTCGATCCTCAGTGGTATGTATGTAGACCTCAAGGAAGGCTTGCTCTCTCAGGAAGACTACGGTCATCACAGAGAGATTATCACAGCAGACATTAAAGCTCTTGAGATTAAGCTGTCGGAGATGGAATCTGCAAAGAGCGAAACAGAAGAACAGCTCACCGGTGAAATGAAGTGGAAATTCATGATCCAGCGTTTCTATGATGCAACAGAGATGACGGCTGAAATGGCTGATGCTTTTATCGAGACAATGAAACTCCATGAAGACGGCAGTCTGGAAATCAAACTCAGCTACATGGACGAGTTCTTGGCTCTCACATCTACTTGCGAAAGACTCAGAAAGGAGGTCGCTGCATAATGAAACAGCAAATTGCAATCTATCTGCGTGTGTCTCTGGAAGATGTAGACAAGCGCACAAACAAGCTCAAGGACGAGAGCAACAGTATCGCTTCTCAGCGGTTGCTCATCAACCGGCACTTAGACCAGAATCCTATGCTCTGCGATCTACCTCGTATTGAGTTCTTCGATGACGGTTTCTCTGGTACGAACTTCGAGCGTCCTGGCTTCATGCGAATGATTGAATACGCCAAGCGCGGCGAAATCAGTTGCATCGTTGTAAAAGACCTCTCCCGTTTCGGTAGAGACTACCTTGAGGTCGGTGATTATTTGGAGCATATCTTTCCGTTCCTCGGCATCCGCTTCAAATCCATCAATGACCACTATGACAGCGCAAAGCACGAAGGCAAGACTATCGGTATGGATATTGCCTTCAAAAACCTCATCTATGACTATTACAGCAAAGACCTCTCAAAGAAGGTTAAGTCTGCAATGGGCATGAAGCAGCGCGAAGCAAAGTATGTGTGTTGCATCCCGTATGGGTACAAGGCTCATCCCACTCAGAAGCACCAGATGGTCATTGATGAGAAAACAGCTCCGGTAGTTCGCCGGATCTTCTTGGATGTCATTGCAGGAAAGTCCTGCACCCAGATTGCCAAAGAGCTGAACACCGAAGGTATTCCCACACCGGCACAGCACAAGGCAGTCATCAGAAAGACATCCACCAAAAAGCCCCAGTGGACGCATCGTGCGCTTTTGAGTATGATTGAGAATATCAAGTACACCGGCACGATGGTAAACCATACACGGGAAAGCCGTTTCATCCGCGACAAGAATCAGCGTCGTGTTCCAAAGGAAGAATGGTATATTCGAGAGAATGCACACGAGGCTATCGTTACTCAAGAGGAATATGACCAAGCTCAGGACGCGATTCAGAGACGGCGAAAGTCACCCAGAGTGTCACATGATCAATCTGACAGAGTTTACTTCTGCGCTCACTGCGGAGGCAAACTTGAGAAAGCTAATGGCACAGTCTTCGCTTGTCCTTCCCATCGTTACCATGACGGGAGTGCTTGCGAGAGCGTCCGTTGGAGAAAAACAGCTCTGGAAGAGGTAGTTTTTGAAGCCCTCAAGGGGCAGATCGAGATTACCAGAATTGAGGCATCCGCAGCAAAGAAGGCTGCAAGGAATAAGGGTGATAGCTTACAGCGTCAACTTTCCTTGCTCAAGGCTCAATACGATGCTTGCGGACGCGAGAAGTTCACGAGGTACGAAGAATACCGTGAAGGCAAGATCACTGCCGAGGAATACCTGACCGGCAAGGATGAACTTGCAAAAAAACAAGCTGCCCTGAAAGAGCAGCTTGACGAATGCGAAGCTCAATATGAAGCGAATCACCAGAAGAGCCTCGTAGCAACAGAACAGCAGCAGACAGCCAATCGGATGACCGGTCTGTCTGATGACAAACTCAGAGAGCATCTGTATGATGCAGTCGAACGCGTTCTTGTTTACGACGCTGAGAGCATCGAAATCGTTTGGAAATTCGACGATATTGAAAGAGACACCAAGAGCCAAGCCGGTTTCACAGCATGATACCGGCAATGGCTTTTACATAGGCTCTGTCGAGATTTGTCCCTAAAATAACATAATCTGTCGAAACAGTGTAGGCGCGTTGCGGCACCCTTCAAGAAGCTCAAAACCCTTGCAATGCCGGGCTTTTTGAAGAATCCGTTATATTTTTTTGCACCTACTTGACATAATGGGATGATTTGGGACGAGTCGTCATTCCAAAGGAAATAAGAAGAACGCTGAGAATAAGAGAGGGCGACCCATCAATGATAACATTGTCACAGTTGGAAAAATTCAGCTTTATAATGGCTGAAATGATTAAAGCAATAGAAAATGAATATGGTTTGAAATACATAGATAAGCAGTAATGCCCTTTTGCAGTGCCATAGGCTAAACAGCACTTTGGCTTATATTTATCCAAGGTTTTTCGCTTTGACCGTAAACACCAAACCATACGCTCAACGCAAGCCTAACGTTGCTGTTCTGAGCAGCGTGGTTTTCTGCATTCTTTCCGAAAACCTTCTAACCAAGGCATCAGGCAGCATACTTCACATTCAGAAAGGATGACAGCAACAATAGCGACACGATACGGTTGCGAATCAGGTACTTTAGTCTGTCGCTGTAGAAAAATTAATACTGTTGCAGTTTCAACATATACCTCGATGGCATGAACTTAAACAGTTCATGCTTTTGTTTCGTAGAGAAGTCTTTTATTTTCTTAAATTACTCCTTTTCATGAGTAGCTTCAGAAATATATTTGTCAAGTTCTGACCTATGGATAACAATTTTTCTTCCTATATGACCATAAGAAATATTTTTTGATTTTAAAATCCTGTATGCTGTTGATTTACTAATGCCCAACTCTCTGCATAGTGTTGGTAATGTAATTAAATTTTCGTTCATTTTTTAAATCTCCTTTCATGTTTTTAATATTATGTTATCATCACAACACTTTAATTAAGTGAATTTAGTGTTAATAACTAATTATTGAATACCAACATAATATTAAAAATGTACGTACAAAAAATTCGTATAAAAATAAGCTTGTAGAAAGGAGAATTGCATATAAAAGCAATAACTAAATTACAAAATTTAAAAATTGCGTAACCTGTTATATATACAAAAATAAATTAGTTAGGTAAACATATTAAATCGAAAGGAGAAATATCCAATGAAAAAATCAAACAAGGCTAACCCCCTAAAGGCAAATAATAAAACCCTTAAAAATACAAGAGTAAATCTTAGGCTTACTCAGAAGCAAAAAGAAAAGCTTCAGAAAAAAGCAGATTTATGCGGTGTGTCAATGTCTGAATACATTGTTGCAAATACTTTATATAAGGATAAGAATAACGTAAATAGACTTCAGCTTTACAGCATAGTGACGATTGCACAAGATTTAGCAAACCACATAGAAAGTCATTATATTTCTTTTAAAGAAGATGAATATTTTAAAGAGAAGGTGAAAGAGCTATGGGACGCGTTGAATTAAAGCGTATAAACAAAAAATACTCTAAGAACAGCGATATTTTTAACATAATGCGTTATTCTTGCAGTGAAAAGAAAGAAAGAAAGGATATTAGAGTTAAATATATCGGAACTCGCGGTCTGCCTAAAAATTTAGAAGATGCCGTTGATGCCATGATAAAAACACAAAACATTATGGGAAAAGCTTACGGAAGAAGAATTAACCACTTTGTTTTTTCATTTTCCGAAATAGTTGATGATGCTAAACTTGTATACTTTGCAGCTGATAAACTAGCTGATGAAATGGGTAAAGAATATCCTCTTATTTATGGTGTACATGAGGATACCGATAACTATCATATACATTTTGCAGCAAGTACCATAAGTCGTATTACGGGTAAAAAATGGCACACAAGCTCCAAAGAGTTTAGTTCTTGGCGTAACAAAATGATTAAAATTGCAGAAGATGTTTTAAACGACTGGGAAATCTAAATACGTAACAAAAAATATTACGTGTAAAAAACAAATATGGATGTGTGTATATGTGCTTCATGAAACGAAATACAAATTTGCTAAAGAATAAAGACAGTGTGTGCTTAAACTTTTTTAAGGATTATCCCAAAGTTTATATCCTACAAAGATAGCTTTACACTTTCAAATATATACATAAATAAAAATCACTTCTTTAGCTCATTGGCTTAGAAGTGATTTTTTAACTTTTAAATCTGGTTTTCAATAAATTCCAACAAATCCACACTCCTCATTCTCCACTTGTTTCCAACCATAAAGGCTGGGATTTCTCCTGAATGGATAAGGTCAAGCAATAAATTTCTGCCTATATGAAGAAACTCCTGTGTTTCCTTAAAGGTTAAAACATACGGCAAATTTATATCAGACGGCATTTTAAGCACCTCCTTAAATTTTTTAAATATTTGTTGTTTATTACGATTTAGGTTTATTTATATCTGTATGCTGTTTTCTTTTTTTATTGGCGAAGCTATAGAAAACAAAAATAAACAATCCGACTTTATTAAGCATGGCATTAACGTGTTTAAAGACACTGGTTATATAAAAAATTCGTTTATTTCAACATTATAATTACATATTATCCCCTTGAAATATAATAACAATGCCTATTATTTAAAGGAGGAATTTTAAATGGAAAGAACTAATGTTGAAAGCTTTGAATGCTACCTTTGCGGTGAAGTTATTACAGCAGATAATGTAGGCGGCCATTTATACGGCAATCCCATATGCCGTAACTGTTATGAAACAAATACTGTCGATTGCTGTCACTGTGGTACAACAATACATATTGCAGATGACATGGGCGAAGATGATCTGCACCTTTGTGCAAACTGTTATGACAGCCATTATACAACCTGCGACAGATGTGGTGAAATAATCTGTAACGATAGTGCATACTTTATCTATGATAACGCCTACTGTTATGACTGCTATCATAAGGAAGAAGATAACTGCAGCATAAATTCTTACAGCTATAAGCCAGAGCCTATATTTTACGGCACAGGAAGATACTTTGGTGTAGAGCTTGAAATTGACGGTGCCGGTCAGATTGATGATAATGCAGAAAGGATACTTGAAGAGGGCAATTTATACGATGAATGTATTTATATCAAAAGTGACGGTTCCCTTGATGATGGAATGGAGATTGTAACCCACCCAATGTCATTGGAATATCACATGAACAAAATGCCTTGGAAGAAGGTTTTGAATAAGGCGCTTAGTATGGGCTATTTATCCCATAAAACAGGTACATGTGGGCTTCATGTTCATGTTGACAAAAGTTCTCTTGGAAAAACAGAAAAGGAACAGGAGAAAACTATAAGCAATATTTTGTTTATTATTGAAAAGTTTTGGGACGAGTTTTTAAGATTTTCAAGACGGACAGAGTATCAGCTTAACCGTTGGGCATCAAGATATGGCTTTAAGGAAAAGCCCGAACAGATAATGGATAATGCAAAAAAATCGGATTTAGGCAGATACGCCTGCGTAAACCTTATGAATTACAAGACAATAGAGTTTCGTATGTGGAGAGGAACACTTAAATACAACACATTAACAGCCACATTGCAGATGGTAGATCAAATCTGTAATGCGGCTGTTTCTATGTCAGAAGAAGAATTAATGAATTTAAGCTGGGTAGGATTTATTGAAAAAATTGAATATAAGGAGCTTATTACATATTTAAAGGAAAGAATGCTTTATTTTAACGAACCGGTAATAGGAACAGATGAACTATAAAAAATAAAGGAGTGATAAAAAATGTGCTGTTTATTCGGAATTGCAGACTATAAAGGAAATTTAAAATACAGTGAAAGAAGAAAGCTTTTAAAAACTCTTTCAATCTGCTGTGAGGAAAGAGGTACTGATGCAGCAGGCATTGCCTATAAGGGAAATGCAGGTATAGAAATTATAAAAAACGGTGTTCCTGCAAGAAAGCTAAACTATAAATTACCTGCTGATGTAAAGGTGGTCATGGGACACACAAGGTTGACTACACAGGGAAGCGAAAAGAAAAACTATAATAACCACCCTTTTATGGGATTATGCGGTAAAAAGGAATTTGCCCTTGCACATAACGGAGTTATATTTAATGATGACTATTTAAAGGTAATAGAAAGCTTACCAAAAACAGTAATAGAAACAGACAGCTATGTAGCAGTACAGCTTATAGAAAAATATGGAGTCTTCAATGCTGAAGCCATAGTAAAAATGGCAGAAAGCATTGAAGGCTCTTTTTGCTTTACATTGCTTGATGATGAAAACTCTCTATATATAGTAAAGGGCAATAACCCAATGGCTGTGTATGACTTTAAGGATAATGGATTCTATATCTACGCCTCAACAGAGGAAATTCTTAATAAGGCACTTAAGCAAAGAGGATTTTTAAACATTAGGCATGAAAAAATCATTCTTAAAGAGGGAGACATATTAAAGCTTAATCCTGACGGAAGCAGAGAAAGCTTTAAGTTTAACTATAACGAAAGCTATTACAGCTTTGGAAAATACGGTATATACAATTACAGCAGTATCTATTCAGATGAAGCCTGCTGTTACGGCTATGGAAATGACGAAGAAATTGAAAAAGAATTATTGGACTATGCCAAAATAGCCGGTGTTGATGAGAGTGATGTATTTGCACTTATTGAAATGGGCTATAGCTATTTTGAAATAGAGGATATGCTTATGGAACCTGAATTTATACATGAGTACATATATGGCTGTGAAAGCTGTTAATAATTAAAAAGGAGAAAAAGAAAAGGAGAAAAAATATGCTTACATATATTGAATTTAAAGAAAAGGTTAGAAATGAATTTAAAAATTACCTTAATTCAGACTATAAAAACTATACAATTAAGATTGAAGCTGTCAGAAAAGTAAACGAAACACTTGATGCCCTGCTTATAGCAGACGAAAACAAAAAGGACTGTGTTGTTCCTACGTTTTATATAAACGATATGTATAGTGATTACATTGAAAGCAAGGATTATCAATTCATATTTGAAAAGGTCGCAGATGAATTTAATAAGGCTATGAAGAATTCTGACAGATTGAAAATGAGTGTTGATATAAGCAATTTTAAGGGAAAAATAATCTTACAAGTAGTAAATAAAAAGGAAAATGAAGAGCTTTTAAAGACCTTGCCTCATAGAGATTTCCTTGACCTTTCAATCATTTATCGTTACTTAATTAATAAAGATACAAAGACAGGTATAATGAGTGCTGTTATAACAGAGCCATTACAAAAGCTGCTTGGCATTTCGGAAGAAAAGCTTTATGAAGAGGCATTTGAAAATACAAGAAAAATCAATCCTGTAACGGTAAAGACTATGCTTGAAACTCTTTCAGAATTTGCGGGAGAAGAAGTAAAGGAAACAGGTATGCCTGATATGTATGTAATTACCAACGACATAGGCATAAATGGTGCAAATGCCATACTTTACAATGATATTTTTAAAGAGCTTTCAAAAAAAGTTAAAGGTGATTTATTTATTCTTCCGTCATCAATAAATGAACTTATAGCCGTACCGGCAAATATTGGTGATGCAGATAGCCTTAGGAAAATGGTTTATACCAT